CCCCGCATACACGGGGCTTTCAAAAAACCCTAGCTCGCGACCCTCTAGCATTGTTTTTCCGATGGCTTTTTTGTGTGAGCCCATAAAACCAACGAGTGTCTTGTGCCAGTTAAAACCGGCGTTACTTTGTGCGGAAATGCAGAAGGAAAAAGAATCATTCTTCCCCTTCTTTTTTCTGCAACCCAGTTCTTACCACCTATCTGCAACTTGAGGTCGCCCCCCACATAGTCCTTTGGGTCTGATAACTCTACTGTCGCACTCATAATGCGACTTGCTGCTAAACCATTAGCAGATGAGTCAGTGTGCCAGCCATAACGCGACAACCCGCCGTCATAACGCGTAAACTGAATTGACTCTACGTAATCGAGATCCACAAAATAATTGTCTCTCGATACGCCCAACAACTTACTAACCAACCGGCCCATTAATGGATCAAGGTCACTACCTGCGTCGATCCAACTAACTTTGCTTTTCCTTTTCAGGTAACTGCGAATTCTCTGTATTCTGCTTCCCACTTTCAGCCCGTGCGTAGATGCAGTTTCTAAATTTGCAGTTCCGAAACGAATGATTTCTTCGCATTCCTCATCCGTGAGAACTCCATCAAGCCATTGATAATATGTTCTCATTCAGGAACATCAGCCTCCGTAGGAGCATTAGGTGCTGCTGGCCACGTAAAGTCTTCGGGACTTTTTACTTCTGGGTAAGCGGCTGGCAGATCCCTAAGTGCCTGACGATAAGCCGTGTAGGCAGCTTTGTCGTCATCCGACAAAGGGCAGTCAGGTAACACAGACCAATCTGTGTCACGTAAGAGCATATCGCGCTGATGCCGAATGTGAAGATTAGTCAGGTAATTTTGGTCGAGATCTATGACCTCATAATTCCATTCATAACCACCATCGCCGTTTTTAATCCAACCATCAATCTGATATCTCTGCCCCTCTGTAAGAGTCGGAGGGTTGTTTAAAATCGGTTGATAGCCTTGAACAGCGTATTGCTCGTCCGTCATTTCACCCAAAGATAAAGCTAAATTTTCGCGAGCTATAGGATGACTTGTTACATCACCATCGCCACTCACAGATAGATAATATTTTTGCATTTGAGTAATCCTTTATGTCGCGTTAGACGGGTAAGAACGAGATCCTGGTGGACCCCAGATAATTCTGACGCCACCTATACCGCCGTTACCCGATGCGCTTGGCCAAGATGTTCCTGGACCGCCGCCACCACCACCATAATTACCGCCTTGAACATTGGATGAACTTGCGCCGCTTCCAGAGAAAGGGTTCTCTCCGTACTGACCATTACTGCCACCAGCGCGTCCAGATCCACCGCTGCCATGGCTGTTGGTGTTGTTGTAACCAGAAAATGGGTTGTAAAAAGGTTGACCGCCATTAATTGGGCCTTCGCCGTTTAACCCTGTGCCACCGCCAGAACCGCTTCCATAGGTCGATGAGTAGTAACCGCCGCCGCCAGCACCGCCGCCATCACTACTGTAGCCAGGAAATTGCGACTCGTAACCGTTGCCACCACGACCTCCATAGCCGCCAGCTCCTCCTCCGCCTTGATAGTTCGGCGCGTGACCACCAGCACCGCCACCATCCCCGACATAACCGCCGCCAGAGCTGTTGTTGTTATTTGGCCCATCTGCATAAGAATTGGACCCACTTACGTTCCCACCGCCCTTGCCAGCCACCTCAGTTAAGCTTTTGAAATAGCTATTGCCGCCTTTCAGTTGCGCAGAGTTTCCAGATGTGGTGGAAGTTGCACCCGCCCCGACGACTACGGTGTAGGTCGTTCCTGGTGTCACGCCAATATTATTCTTCCAACCAAGACCTGCACCACCACCAGCGGGGTTAGCCCAGTTATCTTGCCCCGCGCCACCGCCGCCAATAGCAACAACACTTACGTCGTAACAATCAGCAGGGCAAACCCAACTATATGTTCCCGCACTCGTATATTGCTGCTGCCCAGTGACAGAAGTTGGTAGCCGAAAAATCTCACTTAATTTCTCTTCTGAGGCTTGAATTTCAGTTCCGTCCGCCATAACGCGAGTAAACCCGCTACCCTTAATTTTAATTTCGGCGGTGACTGAGCCCGTTTCGAGCTCATCTACTACTAATTTAGTCATAGTAAAAAACCCTCCGCTAATTAGGCGTTTTTAGTGATGATCTCAACAGTAACTACGTTATTGTTGTAGTTCGAATCCCACGATCCACCATTAGGGTAAATCATCACACCGTGCCAAGTAGCGGGTGGAGCATTGCTGCCATAGCTGCCCCAAGCCATATCGGAAAAGTTAGGATGGGTATAGCTTGTGTCCTGTTGGTACGTAGTCCGTATTCTGTGGTGATGACCACCCGTGCTGCCATACTTGTGAGGGCAACCTTCGTACTCGAACAGCATTCCATTGCCGTAGCTGTCGCTGTTGGTGCCATAGGCAGTGGTGTATCCAGGAAAATGTAACCACCCTTGGTTGCTGTTATTAGTAGTGCTGTTAGTTTCGCTACTACCTTCGTAGTAGTCGTTGTAACCGGCACCTAAATAACCGCTAGTAATCGCAGACCCACCAGAATCAACGCCGATTATTCTAGTTCTGAAATTAGACGTGGAGTTCATTCTACCGCTTATCTTCACGATCAAAATGTCGTCGATTGATACGCCACTTAACACATCAGTCCACATGATCTTGTTAGAGGCAGCGTAGGAACTGCCAGTAACCGTGAAGGCTTTGCTGTATTTAGATATCTGCGCGACCTGCGCTGCTGCCGCGAAGCTCAACGCCCCCGAGCCGTCGGTTACTAGATTTTGACCAGTAGTACCGTCTGAAGTTGGCAGAGTAAGAGCAACCCCACCGGATTTTTGGATTTGATCCACAACTATCTTAGACATAATTTAAGTCCTATTTATTGAAACAGCGCAAAGCCGTTCGGATTAAGTACGAAGTGATAAGATCCGGTGGGGATCGTATAAGTGACACCGCTGTCAACGGTGAACGTGTCCATCGAGAAACGCATGGAATTTGATGGCACCGTCTCATCTGCAGAGATCGATGCTATGAACGGAATGTCTGTTGATGAGACGTTACCGAGCTGTGTATCTGTGTAAGCGTTAGCTGCGGTTGTAGCTGCAGATTGTGCTCCTGACGCTGCCGTATCGACATAAGTCTTTACTGCATACTCAGTAGGTACCGCAGAGTTACTACCACCTGATAGAGTGGCATCGGCGGAAAACTCGTTAATAGTCTCGCCGAGCTGTGCGCCAATAGAGCCAAGTCGTAACGATGTAAGACCAGCCAGATCAAACGCACTGGCATTAAGTGTCGCCCTACCCGTTGCTTGGTCGATTCGGAAGTACTCACCGACACGGAAGTTTCCATCTTGGTCCGTAGACACGTAGTACACACGCCCAGGAAACGTTTCATTCGTCTCGTTACCTTGAGCCGGTGGCTGTGATGGAGTGCCAGGATAATTAGTAGTCGTTATCCCGCCAGTACCAATGTTCAGGAAGTCATGGCCCGTTAACCGAATCTGCGAGTAGTCCTTACGTAGATGTACCGCTGCATTATCAGCCGACGCGGCAACTTTCTCTTGGGCAAGTACAATGACCAGCTCGCTCGTAGCGTCTGTATATGTACCGCTTACTGATTGAATAACGTAGGAGATAGAATCGCCAGCAATCGAAAGACTCATTCCTGGTTTTGGTAAACCATCGAACCCGTCCATTATTAAGACGAAACCAGATTGATCTTCCAAGCCACCGCCGCTCACTGTTCCCGTGGCATTAGAGGTTCCGAAAGTAACTCCGTTAGTCACACCGAAGGTGCCAGTAACGTCTTTTACGTAGACCTTGTTAGCAGTCAACTGGACGTTAGTGACTGTGGCGGTGCCACCAGTAACATCATCCGTAACTGTTTCACCCTCAACTGGAGCTCCCGAAACAAGTGTGAAATTAAGCTCTTGCCCGAGAATTGTGCCAGAAATGTAAGTTTCGTTGGTGTCGTAGCCGCTTGATACTGCGCCCCACGTACCGTAAGAGTTATTACCATTCAAAGCGCGAATAAAAC